AAGGAGTATGACTAATGGCAAATACAGATGAGCTTGTGCAAACTTTGTTCTTTCCTTTTTCTGGTTATGCTTTAAATGCAGCATATAAAAATCAACAGCAATTAACATCCCCCGTAATGCTTAATGTAAGACTTAGGGATGTATCAGAGAATATGGCAAGGGGTGGTCAGAGGCCGGGAATTGATAAGGCTTTTGATGAGCAAGTTGGTGATGACCAGCCAGTTTTAAAACTAATAACAATTAACACAACTTACATAGCCCCAATAGTGTAAAGGAAAATAATATGAGTTTAAGTAATTATGAAGAAGCAAAAATTCTGGATTTATTGATAGGAAAGACCGCCCATTCTTTGGTAGCAGTTTATGTTGGACTCAGCACTGCTGACCCATTGGATGATGCCAGTGGACTTGCTGAACCAGTTGCATCTGGGTACGCAAGAGTGGTTACATCAGGGGCAACTTGGGAGGCTGCTGTCGCCGGTGCAATACAAAACGCCGCAGCTATAACTTTCCCAGAAGCATCGGGAAGTTGGGGTACTATATCCCACTTTGCTTTGTTTGATGCTCTGAGTGGTGGAAATATGATTGCTTCAGGTGCATTAGATACACCAACAGCAATTACGACAGGACAGATTTTTAGATTTGCAGCGGGTGCTTTGGACATAACTCTTGATTAGGGCTTACGATGAGTGTATTAACTGATTATTATAATACTGGGGATGATAGTGTTCTTGTGGTTACTGACACCACTTGGTGGACTCAGAATTTTACTGCAAGTGCAACCTACTCTTTTGTAAGTGCAAAGTTATTGATGTATAGGGCAGGTGCTTCTACTGGAACTGTTACAGTAAGCATACGAACTACCGATGGGGCAAACAAACCAACAGGAGAAGTCTTAGCATCTGGAACTTTTGATGGAGATACACTTACCACAGACACCGCTGGGGAGTGGAAGGAAATTACATTCTCTGTCCCCTTATCTGTTACAAGTGGAACTAAGTATGCAATACAAGTATATAGGAGTTCTGCCACATCAACCGTATTTTGGAGATATGATGCTACGGGAGCTTATGCAGGTGGGCAAGCTGCACGAAGCACTGACAGTGGCTCTTCATGGACGGTATTTGCAGACGTTGATTTAATGTTTGAAACCTATGCCTCTGCATCAGGATATGTTGATGCAACCGGAAACTTTGGGATAACTTCTGACTTTGGTGGCGTAGCTACTGTTATTGAACCAACATTAGCAACAGGCTCATTTAGCATATCCTCTTCTTTTTCTGGTGTGGGTAGTTTTATAACACTTAGAGAGGCTGTTGGAACAATAGCCCTGACAAGCTATTTGCTTGGTAAATTATCAGCCCCAGCGTTCTTTGAGTGGGTCTTAACTCGTCCACCAATATACGACAACACAAAGGTATTTGATGATACAAGTATGACTTGGGTTGCCAACGATGGTAGAGGCGGAGGTAGATTCCAAGAACAGGTGTTGGCAATAGGGCAGGGCAGCGATGGAGTTAGTAAGATATTTGTTAAGGTGTTATAATGGCAACAATAAACTCTGTATCCCTGTATCTTTCAAGAGGAGATATATTTACTGAACAAGAATTATCTGATAGATATGTGGGGGTAAATATAGGGTGGCCGAGTATGTCATACACCACTAACCCAGTTTCTGGTGGGGGTGCTTCAGGGAAAACACTTCCTCTTTCTGACATATCTGTTGGAGGTGGTTGGGTTACTTTTATATTTAATACACCCGTGGAGATAGATGAAGATAGTGGTTTTATCGCAGTTCATCTCTACACTGACATTATGTTAGACCAGTATCAAAATTATCATATTTACTGGCATGGGGCAAGTGATTGGATAGAAGCTGCAATCGGTGCTCCCTATGTTGGGAAAGAACACTCTTGGAATAAATCTTCTTCAGGATGGTATGAAGATGGTGTTTCAAGAGCTTATGTAGTAAATACAACTGATGCTGATGAACCGGGAGCAACGGTAGCAATAGCAACTAAGTATGCTTCTGGTGAAGGGGAACAAGGTGTTAGGGCATTCATAGTTCCCACAGATTCCCCATTTGTTGATGCGGCTGGAACTATCAGCATTACATCAGACTTCTCTGGTATAGCTTCAGCCCTGACAAAACCACCAAAGGCGACTAATCCCTTTCCAGCAAATAAATCTGGAAGTGGTAGAAACACATACACATTAACTTGGGAATTGGAAGAATAATATGTCCATTCAATTTAAGGTATATAAGTGGGACAATAAAGAAGATTACTGGGAGTTAAAAACTACCACGTCTGGTTACAGCTACCACTCATTCTTTAATCTATTTGGGGGTGGGGATGTAGTGTTTTGGCGTGTGGATACTTATGACACAGAAACAGACTTAACCACAAGAGGGGACACTTGGGCTTTCTGGATAGCCCCCCCACCCTTTGAGCCACCAGTTTTAACAGGATACAATGCTACATTAGCTTGGGAGGTTGGTGTAACAGAGCAGTGGATTCCAGATGGCTGGACACCAAGTGGTACTTTGTTGACCCCCGTCACAGGAAAAGAGTGGCAATTTGTAGATGGTTCTTGGCAATGGTCTGACCTTCAAAATTTTGTGGGTGGTGGTAGATTTCAAAATATAGTTGCCGCCTTTGCCCACAACCGAATTTTAATAGAAAGTTTTTGATATGGCACTTGTAGAATTAGGAGCAGATAATGGGTGGACGGACGGCGACCTAAATACTTCAGGATACTTTGCAGTTGTCCCCGCATACCAGACTCTTTGGATAGCCGATGGCCGTCCAGCATCAGCAGATATACACGAATCTGGCTACCATAAAATAGATATGGTTAATACAAAAATAACTGGAGTCCTTACAGGGACTCTGGCAGTTGGTGATACAGTTGTTCAGGACACAAGCCTTGCGGCTGGAATTTATTTTGGTGCAGTCAGTGCAACAGTACACCTTATATTTAGAACTACTACTACCGAGTTTGATGCAACTAATCTAATAAAATTAGATGCTGGAAATTACATAACACCATCAGACGTAAAAGCACCACCACACTGGTTAAATTGGGTGTTAGATACTGGAACATTTCCAGATGGTGGCTCAAACATTATGTGTCTCTTTGAGGGACGGTTGTGGATGAACTCAATGTTCAGCCCCAATCAATGGTTTGCTACTCGGCAGGGCGACCCACTTGATTTAGATACAGGCCAGACAGATGTTCAGGCAGCCATTAGTTCTCAAAGTTCTGAGGCAGGTCAAGTTGCTGATTCTTTGGTTTCTTTAATAAGATATAAAGACAACTATCTGTTGTTTGGTTTAGCCAACTCTATTTATATTTTAAGGGGTGGTTCAACAGGCTCAGGTGCACTGAGTAGTTTGACTGATGAGACGGGTATTTTCTCACCAGAAAGTTTCTGTTGGGACAATGCGGGTAATTTATTCCTTGTTGGAATGACTGGATTTTTTAAAGTCCCAAGCGGTGCTGCAACTGAGGGTGTTGCTCTTGACAACATATCATTCAGAAAGCTGCCAAATTTATTCAAGTCTTTAAAATTAAATAAAAAAACTGATAGGGTTTCTGTTGGATTTGATAGGGACAACAATACAGTTCATGTCTCAATATCAATGCAGGATGGAAGCTGGGCTGTTAATTTTGTTTATGATATAGCCAATGATGCAATACTACCGGATGCTTATGCAACGGGTTGTGTTCCCGCTTCATTTCTATATGTCAACGATTACGCCGATGGAAATTCTGATTTACTTCTTGGCTGTTATGATGGGTATATCCGAAAGTTTAATCCAGCTAAGAAATCTGATGATGGGACTGCTATCGACAGCTATGTTCTTTTTGGCCCAATAACAATTAACGACTTGATGCGGGCAAACATTAAAATTAGAGAAATTCAGATTGTTCTTTCAGAGGATTCAGATGGATTGACTTGGTATTTATATCAAGGTAAATCTGCTGAAGAGATTGTTAAGGGGATAAAGGATGGGACTTTAATACCTACACACACAGGAACAATTACAGGTGGGGGTCGTCAGGCTTCCATTAACGAAAAGATTAGTGGTGAGTCAATCGCTGTCTTATTCAAACAAAATACAGTAGATACCAGTTGGGGAGTCGAGGGTTTGAAGATTCGATACACCGTAGCCGGTACAGAAAAGGGAGTTTAACTATGGAAAGTACACAGGCATCTCGCTATTCATCAGCATTAAAGACAAGTCAAGAGAGATATGCCCAGATGATTGCTGAGGCTAATGCAGCCAAGCAAACAGCAGCCACAGAGATAGCCCCAGAATTAACTCAGACAGCAGATATGTATGCTGCCGGAGGAACTTATGGTTCAGGTCAAAGGGCACTTGTTGAGGAGAACCTTAAAGCCGGAAGTTCTAAGGAGCAAGCTGCCTTGGTATCTTCAGGTATGAGTTCCGGTTCAATGGCTGCGGGAGTTACTTCTCGATATGCTCGTAATCGTGCTACTGAATTTGCTAACATAGAAGATACCAGAACTGATAAATTAACTACTGCTCTTTCAGCAGTTGCAGCAGCTAAGGAAGCAAGAACAGGCCGTATGACAAGTGCATACACCACATCTGCTCAGCTTATTCAGGGATTCAAAGACCCAACTGTTGGTGAATTTGAATCGGCAGAGGAATTACAGGCTGCTGAAAATGCCTCCAAAAAACAACTTCTGGGCATGCAGCTTACTGCCGATGAGAGTAATCTGGTTAAGAAATTGAACGCTTCCTTACAGGAGACCAAATTACAAACCAGTTCTCAGGACTGGAGTACTGCATTAAATTACCAGCTTGGAAAATCAAAAATACAAGCCGAGAGTGAATTACAATCTCAGGTCCTGCAATTTCAAGCCGAACAAAATGCTAAATACAAACTTACTGCTGACCAACAGTTAGCAAGTAAGTTTATATAATTAAAGACTTTTCTAAGACTATTCTATGAGACCACAAAGGATACACCTAATACCGAATGACTGGTTGCACTTAGAAGTGGAGTTGAACCACTTCACGAAGTGGATTTCCTCTCAGGCAGTAACACCATCGTCATCCCCAACTTTCGTAGGACTTACTCTAACTGGACTAACTGCTGGAAGAATACCAGTAGTTACAACGGGTGGTTTAATAGCAGACAGCCCATATTTTCTGTGGGACAATGACTATGGTGAGTTACATCTAAAAAGTACCACAGCCATTTATTTTGGTGAGGATTCAGAAAGCCTCATCTACCACAATGGCTACTATATGCGGATAATAGATGATGACAGCATTCACCTTGATGCTCCGGCAATAGTTACAGCAGGTACTTTAGGTGCTGGTGCTATTACCGGCACAAGTTTTATAATTGGTGCAAACACTATTTCGTCTTTTACAAACTTGGCATCTTTAGCCGGACTTACCTATGCCTCAGCATCATTTGTAAAGATGACTGCCGCTGGAACTTTTGGGCTCGATACAACGACATATCTTTCTACGGAGACAGACCCTATTTTTGTGGCTTCTTATGCACATGGTATTACTGGTGTTGACGGCACAACGATAGAAAATACTGCTGGTGTACTAAATGTAAAATCAGGGATATTTCAGGCGGCTGGTTCATATTATCAGGCTGGTGATAGTCCTTCATTTGTCACAGCATCCCTGTCAAGTCAACTTAAAATTTTAGAGGGTGGGGCGACCCCAACCAAATACACTATTTTCCAAGGTGGAGACCAGACAGTAGATTTAACTTACACCTTACCAACAGCACTTGGAGCAGCCGGTACAGTTCTTACAGATGTCGCTGGTGACGGTGTGTTGTCTTGGGCAGCGGGTGGTGGGGGAACTTCCGACCACGCCGCCTTGTCCCACTTAGCTTATGCTGATTCTGGGCATACTGGATTTCAGGCTACACACGCCAATTTAACTTCTTTGGTGTCTTTGTCCTATACGGCTTCATCCCTTGTTAGGATGACTGCCGCAAATACATTTACTCTGGACGACAATCTGTATCTAACAAGTGTTACCCCGGATAAGTTCACGAGTCCTATCTGGGCACATATTGACTATATGAATTCTAACATATTTACTGATAGTGTGTCTGGTACAGGCAATGTTTCAAAATTATTCCATAGGATACGAGCCAATACGGGAACTACGGTAAATTCTAATTCTGCTTGGTATGTAACCAATCGGCTATATATCATACCCAGCGACATTTATAGACGGTGGTCTTTTAAAACCACGATACAGAGTGTAGCCTACAATACGGTAACGGGTTTGCTCGATGACGCTACTGCCTATGTTGGAATCCTGTCAACGTTTCTTAACCCCTTAACAACTGACAATCACATCGGCTTTTACATAAATGGCGGTAGCCTGTATGCCTCAAATGGGAATGGTGCGGCAGGGACACAAACGGATACAGGCATTGACGTAGAGGGCGGACTTTACTATACACTACGGGTAAAAATAGAGGAAACTCAAATTTTATTTTATGTTGACAATGTTTTAGTAGCCACACACACCACAAATCTACCGTCTGATGTAAGTTATTACTATGGGTTAAGTATCAAGAACACCGGCGTAGCGGCGAATAGAAGTTGTGATATGCTAACCTCTGATATATGGATATAAAATAATAAGGATAAATTTATGGCAAAATATCAAAGTAAGTCTGATTCACTAAAACCAACAAGAGTGCGAAGTGTGGATACCGGTGAAGATGTTGGTTACACTCCCTTGGGGCAGGTAGAGTTTGCTACCATTACAGACCAACAGGGAAACAAGGAGATGTGGGTTGGAACACCATCACCAGATGTTCCAGTGGAAGAAACTCCAAGCTCTACTTCAGCATACTCAAAGCCAGCTATTCCAATGGACACGTCCCCAGAGGGAACAGTCCAGAGAAAGTATGAAGCTCAGGAAGCTATGGCGTATGCTAACTTCCAGCAGAGGATGCTTAATGCCGGTGCATCAATAGACCCAAAAACAGGTCAGACCAATCTTGCTGCCGCAGACGAGATTCTTGTAGCTTATGCAAATGCTGGATTTCAAAATGACATTGCTGACCTACAAACTTGGCGGCGTACTATCAAGGGCAGGATGGCAATGATAGATAAAAAACAGTATCTATCTTCAGAGATGAAAGAAGCATTTCGCTTGAATGTTTTGAGGGAAACCAAGGATGCTATCTATATCCCAGACATAACTTCGGCACAGATGAATAAGAAACCTAAGCCATTGTTTTCTGACAAAGAAGTTTTAAAAGCTGCTGGTGCGATGCAGGCAAAGTTTGGTGAAACTAAGTACGCACAGGACATTTATGATGAAGGGGCTAAACATTTAGGTATTGATTGGGAAACACGTTTTCCAGAATTAAAAACGCAGGTTGACCAAATGATACAAAACAAGGATTCCAGTGGTGGTACCGAAATGATTAGAGTAAAGGATTCTGATGGCAGGATTGCAAGGATTCCAAAAAGTAAGTTGAGTGCGGCTAAAAAACAAGACCCTAATTTAAAGGTTTTATAATGTCTATTGATTATGAATCACTTGGTGGTATAGTCGAATCAACACCTAAAGCTGCTGCAACAAAGGGTAAAATTGATTATGCAGCATTAGGTGGGGAGATTCTCTCTGAACCTGAAGAGAAACCCCTTGTGTCAGTAACCGACCCAGCAGATGTACCTGCTGGCTTGCCGGTGGAGAAACTCTCTAAGGAAGATATAGCCAAAGTACCCCTCAAAGATTTTGGACAACAGGCGGTTGGAGCAGTTGCCAAGGGTGGGATGCGTCTCGGTAGTGCCATACTGCAAACGCCAAAACAGGTTGCTCAGTTAGTTGCTCTCGTTGGGGATTTACCAATGGGGAGAGAACCCCAGCCCGGAGACACAGGCTATTTGATTTGGAAAGAGAACAAGGGAAAAGAAACAGCAGCTTCTAAATATATGGATGTTGTTGAATCTCACAAAAGAGGTATTCAGTCTATTCTGGCTAATCACCCTGAGTGGGAATCTGCACCTCCTGAAAATTTCAAGGATTTACTAACAAGCCCCAAGAAACTTTCATTAGCTATATTGGAATCAACTCCGGTATTAGCTGCTGCCGGTGTAGCTACATTATCTGGAAGGCCCGATGTTGGCTTAGCTATGATGTACGCAGCCGAGGGTCAGGATGCTTATGACCAAGCTCTAACTGATGGAGCAAGTAAAAAAGAAGCAACGGCTGCATATCACCTTTACGGCAGTGTGTCTGCCATATTGGAAAACTTACAGTTATCTGGTATTTTAAAAATAGGAAAAGGTTCATTCAAAACAGTTGCCGCTGCTACCACTAAGAAGGTTGCTAAGCAGGGGGTAGCTGCTGTAACAAAAGATATAGTTAAGGTTTCTGCACAAGAAGCTCTTGAGGAGATGGCTCAGGGAAGCTGGCAGGAACTTACAGCTAAAACGGTTTATGACAAATCAATTCCCGATGGATTGGGTGGATTTATAGATAGAAGATTGCAAGAAGGCCTCATAGGATTTACTATGGGAGTTATACCCGGTGCTGGTGGAGCAGTTGCAGGTAGCTCTGTAACCTCTGGCAAGGCCTCTGGTGTGGTCTCTGGGGAAACAACCGGGGCAGAGGGTGTAGTTACATCCCCCCAGACGGAAGCTGTCTCAGAACGCTTCCAGCAGCTTTCAGCAGAGAGGGATAATTACAAGCCAAATTCCCCTGAATGGAACAGTATTAACGAGCAGTTAG